CGTTCCTCCAATTTCTGGAGGACCAGCGCCAGCAGATGATGGCGGACTGGGGCCGGGGGGTCTCGATGTCGCCGAACAGCCAGGTGAAATCGCTCCTGATGCTGGAGCTTTCGACCCTGGAATGGTCAACGGTTAGAGACTTCTACGAGATCCCGGCCGAGGCCGACGAAGAGACAGAATCCGGCGCGCAGTAGCGCCCGATAGCCCGCCAGAAACCGGGCTCAGCACCAGCACACAGGCAAAGCATGGTGAACACCAGCGGGCTAGCCCCGGTGGATCTCCGTATCGTGGTCAAGCCCGATCCGGTTGAGGAAGTGACGGCTGGCGGGATCATCCGCCCGGACGTCGTGAAGGACAAGGCCAAGTACGCCGCCACCAAGGCGACTGTCGTGGCCGTGGGCTGCAATGCGTTCCTGGAATGGGGCGAGGCGGCCAAGAAACCCAAGCCAGGTGATCGGGTGATCTTCGCCCAATACACCGGCGCCAGAGAGAAGGGTGCTGACGGAGAGGATTACGTCGTCATGAACGACAAAGACCTCCTGGCCATCATCGAGGAAGTCCAATGAGCGACACCGCAGAGGCCAGAGAGCCGGAAGCGCCTGAACTAGCCCCGGAAGCCGGTGCGGAAAAAGCCGCCCCCGACGTATCCGGCGAGACTGACGAGGACATCGAGCTAGAAGCTCTGGCGATGGGCTGGAAGCCCGAAAGCCAGTTCAAAGGCCCGAAGGACAAGTTCGTTTCCGCCGCCGAATACGTGGAGCGCGGCAAGACCATCATGCCCTTCCTTAGGAAGGAGCTGGCCGGCGCATACAAGAAGATCGAAGGCCTGGAGAAGGCGGTCAAGACCGCGATCTCTCACAGCAGCAAGGCCGAACAGCGGGCTTACGAGCGCGCCAAGGCCGATCTGGAGGCCGAACTGGACGCCGCCGCCGCCGCAGGCAATGCGGCCGACGTCCGGGCGATCACCAAGGACATCGTCGAGCTGGAGCGGGACACCCTCGCAAAGGCCGAGGCTGCGACGGATGACGACGAGCCTGAGTGGTTCGTCGACTGGAAGGCCGAGAACGATTGGTTCGGGACCGACAAGGCCCGCTCCGCGTCGGCCGCCGCCTTCGCTGAAGAGGCGATCAAGGACGGCTACAGCGGCAAGGCTCTGGCGAAGGAGGTGGATCGGAAGCTCCGCGAGGAGTTCCCCCACAAGTACGCCAAGCCGACCAACCCGAACCGCGCCGCTCCGGCCGCCGTCGAAGGCGCTGGAGCCGCTCGCCGCTCGGGCGCCAAGACCTTCTCGGATCTCCCCGCCGATGCCCAGGCTATGTGCCTGGAGCTCATGAAGGACATCCCGAGCCTCACCAAGGACAAGTACGTGAAGGAGTACTTCTCGTGACTCAAGAAAACCCCACGGCTGCCACTCCTCCCGCGCGCCGCCGGCCGCGCGCTTCAGTCGGGGGCTTTGCCCTCAAGCTGGACGCCCCGAGCCGCCCCGGCTTCGTTCGCCGCTTCGTCAACGGCGATCCCAGCCGCATCATGAAGATGGAAGAGCTGGGCTACACTCTCGTTTCCGATCCTGCCGGCGAAGGAAAAAGCCGCACGGACGGGAAGGGAACCCGGATCACCCGCCACGCGGGGAAGCTGGAAGATGGGGCGCCTATGCAGGCCGTCCTCATGGAGACCCCCGAGGAAGAATTCGCCTACGGCCTGTCTGACAAGGAAGAGCACCGTCAGCAGTTCGAGGACACCATTCGCCGCTCTGGCGACCCGACCGGACAGGTCGATGGCGCATACGTGCCCAAGGGCCAGAGCACACTTACTCGCTCGGGCTAACGCCCAAGGACTTCACTCATGGCAAACCCTGATATTGTGAACGGGCTTCGTCCCGTTTGCTACGTCGGCGGCGCTCCCTACAACGGAGCCTTCCGCGAATACTCCGTGGCGGCCGGCAATGCGACCGCCATCTTCGTCGGCGACCCGGTTACGACCGCGGGCGTCGGCACCGCCCAAACGATCAACGGCAAGGTGATGCTGGACGTGGTGCAAGCCGCTACCGGCGACGTCATCACCGGCGTTGTGGTTGGCGTGCAGCCGGTGACGGAAGCCTCGCTTCCCTACCGTGCCGCCTCCACCCAGCGCGTGCTCTACGTGGCCGACGACCCGAACCTCCTGTTCGAGATTCAGGAAGTCAGCGGCGGCACCGCGTTGACCGCGAACGATCTTGGCCTCAACGCCAACTTCGTTGTGGGCACCGGCTCCACCACCACGGGATTCTCGGGTGTGGAACTGAACAACGTCGGCGAGGCCACCACGAACACCCTCGACCTGAAGCTCGTGGGCTTCGTCAATCGCCCCGACAACGCCATTGGCGAAAACGCCAAGTGGCTGGTTCGGATCAACCGTCATCGTTACGTCGATCAAGTGGCGGGGGTCTAAACCATGTCCGCATTCAACACCGGCAACGCCGCCAAGCTTCTCAAGCCCGGCCTCAACGAGATCTGGGGGACCTACAAGGACCACCCGTTCGAGTACAAGGACCTGTTCGAGACGCAATCCTCGTCCAAGAACTACGAGGAAGACCAGCTCATGCCCGGCCTCGGCCTGGCGGGCATCAAGGCCGAAGGCGCCGCAACGGTCTTCCAGACCACGAGCCAAGGCCTGACCACGCGCTACACCCATGTCGCCTACGGTTCGGGCTTCATGATCACCCGCGAGGCCATCGCCGACAACCAGTACAAGGGCAAGGCTCTCAAGGCCGCCAAGATGCTCTCGAAGGCGTTTCGGCACACCAAGGAAACGGTCGCCTCCAACGTCTACAACCGCGCGCACAGCGGCTCGTATCTGGGCGCCGACGGTAAGGCGCTCTGCGCCACCGACCACCCGACCATCGTCGGCAGCCAGTCCAACCGCCTGACCACGGCGGCGGACTTCTCCGAGGCTGCGCTGGAAGACCTCTGCGTCCTCATCGCCAACGCGACGGACGAAGTGGGCCTGAAGGCCGCCCTGGAGATCAAGAGCCTGCACATCCCGACCGCCCTCATGTTCGAGGCGACTCGGGTGCTCAAGTCGATGGGCCAGAACGACACCGCGAACAATGCCGTCAACGCTCTGCGTTCGATGGGCGTTTTCAAGGATGGCGCCAAGGTCAATCACTGGTTCGATGACTCGGATGCGTTCTTCGTCCGCACCGACGCCGACCAGGGTATGATCCACTTCGAGCGCGAGGCCGCCGAGTTCGACCAAGACACGGACTTCGGCACCGACAACCTCCGCTACAAGGGCTACGAGCGGTACAGCTTCGGCTGGACCGACTTCCGCGGCATCTACTCGAACGGCGGCGGCGCCTAAGCCTTCGCTACCGGCCCGCCTCCTTCGTGGGGCGGGCCTCCCTTTTCCCGAACTCTGAAGCTTTCAGACCCTGACCGCACCGCGGTTCAGAGAAGGACCCATCATGGCTCTGCTCTCCTCCTTCCCCAACGGCTTTCCGAATGGGGTGACCATTCGCGGCCTTCCGATCACCCAATCGCACCCCGGCCGGGTGTTCTGGGTGTCCAATGCCACCACCCTGTTGGAGGGCCAGCGCGGCGGCTCCGATGGCAACCGGGGCACGTTCAACAGCCCGTTCGCGACCATCGACTACGCCATTGGCCAGTGCGTGGCGGGGCGCGGCGATATCATCATGGTGAAGCCCGGCCATGCCGAGACCGTTTCGGCCGCTGGGGGCATCACCGCCGACGTGGCTGGTGTTGCGATCATCGGTCTGGGTGTAGGCACGGCGCGTCCGACGATCACCCTGGATACCGCGACGACCGCGACCATCAGCGTTTCCGCTGCCAACGTGGCGTTCCGCAACTTCATCTTCACGGCCAACTTCGCCGATATCGTGAGCGTCTTCACGCTGACCACGGCCAAGTTCTTCACGCTGGAGGCCTGCTCCATCAAGGCCACGGCCACGAACATGAACTTCCTGAACGTCGTGGACACCAACGCCACCTCGAACGACGCCGACGGCCTCTACATCGACGGCTGCAAGTGGGTGGAGCCCGACCTGGCGACGCTCGGCTTCATCAAGATGGACGGCACGAACGCCGATATCACCTTCTCCAACAACTACCTGAACCTCGGCGTGAACAACAACGTCGCCAGCGTGATGGCGATTGCGACCGGCAAGGTGGTGACCTCGCTCCGCATGGAGGAAAACCGCCTCTACCGCCTGAACACCGACACGGCGACCGGCGGCGCCCTGATCACCACGGACGGATCGACCAACAGCGGCATCATCGCCCGCAACTACGTCCAGACCGCCGACACGGCTGGCGAAGTGCTGGTCACCGCGTCCTCGGGCTTCGGCTTCTTCGAAAACCGCGAGAGCGGCGTGGCCGGCGCTACGGGTTACGTCCTGCCGACGGCCGACAGCTAATGAAGGGCGAGGCCGAAAACCGACCGGGCGATTGGAAATTCGTCTGCGATCTGTCCGGCTTCGTCGGCTGGGCCTCCGACTCCGTTCTGACGTGGGACAACAAGCGTGTCCTGCGTCGGTTCGTGGGGGAAGAGGCCCAGCGCCACCCTCAGGACTTCGTGCGGGTAACCCCCGACAAGGAAACGGTTCCCTGGTCGCGGCCGGAGGGAACTGACGTGTTCATCGCGGCCGGGTCCGTTACGGCGGCGGATCTCTAGGAGCTCTGCATGGCGACGTCAGGCTCCACCAACTTCAGCCAGACCCTTCGCGAGGCCGCCACCGAGGCTCTTGTCATGGTGGGGGCCATCGCTCGAGGCGATACGCCGGAAGCCGCGGACATGAGCGCCGCGCTGAAGGCCGCCAATCTGATGGTGAAGACCTGGAGTGCGGACCCTCGGCCGAAGCTGTGGCTTCTCACTGAGACCTCGCTGACCCTGGTGGCCTCGACCGCCTCCTACAGCCTGGGAACCACCCCTGGCGCCCGGAAGGTGATCGAGGTTCGCAAGCGGATCTCCAACAACGACACGCCGCTCACGCCGCTAAGCCGCCAAGAGTATTACGACGAGCCGCAGAAGACGGCCACCGGTCAGCCGCGCGCCTGGTACTTCGATCCGCAGCGCGGAACCCGGACCCTCTACATCGTGGGCGTGCCTGACGCGACAATCGCGGCTTCCACAACCCTTCGTTACACCTATCTCCGCGTGATCGAGGACCTCGACGCGCTGGACGATGATTTCGACGTTCCGCAGGAGTGGGTCGAAGTGATCCAGTACGGCCTCGCGGCCCGCCTGGCGCTTCCCTACGATCTTCACCTCATCAACCCGGCCAAGGCTCAGAAGATCGAGGAGAGGGCCGCGCAGCTCTATGCGCAGCTCTCCTCCTACGACGAAGAGTCCGCGTCGGTCTTCTTCCAACCCGACTGCTAGGAGCGCCCCATGGCTGGACGCAGTACAGACACGGCCCCCGCCTATC